GCCCCAGCTCAGGCTTCACACGCCCCCTCAGTGAAGTCTATGGGGATTACGGGACAGCTAACAGGGTCTAGGGCTGACCTTATTATTGCTGATGACGTAGAATCTGCCAATAACTCACAGACTCAGCTTATGCGTGACCGCTTAAGTGAGACCGTAAAAGAGTTTGACGCTATTATAAAGCCTAAAGTAGGACGTGTTATCTTTCTAGGAACACCTCAAACAGAGATGTCATTGTATAATGACCTAGATGAACGTGGGTTCAAGACACGTATATGGTCAGCATTGATTCCTAACCAAGCACAAAAGGTAGGATATGGGCATAAATTAGCTCCTACAATTGCTGATATGGACGGTAAAGAGGGAGACCCTACTGACCCTGATAGATTTAATGAAATCGACTTAATGGAGCGTTTAAGCTCATACGGTAGGTCAGGCTTTAATTTACAGTTTATGTTGGATACTAGTCTATCTGACGCCAACAAATACCCATTGAAGCTTAATGACCTTATTATAGCCTCAGGTTGCAGCACATGGACAGAAGCTCCAGCCAAAATACAATGGGCTTCAGGTATAGACCAAATCAAAGCAGTTGACTCTGAGTTACCTAATGTAGGACTTAAGGGTGACTATTGGACTTCTTACCTATACATGTCCGACGAATTTACAGAGTTTGAAGGCTCAGTTATGTCTATTGACCCCGCTGGTCGTGGGGCAGATAAAACAGCCTATTGTGTACTTAAGATGTTACACGGTGTATTGTACCTGACTGCCATTGGTGGTCTAGATGGTGGATACTCTGATGACACACTTAAGAAGCTATCTAACATTGCTAAGAAACATGACGTCAATGATATCGTCATTGAGAGTAACTTTGGTGATGGCATGGCAACACAGCTTCTAAAGCCTGTATTGGCTGACATACATCCTTGTAATGTAGAGGAAGTACGCCACAGTATACAGAAAGAGAAGCGTATAATAGACACATTAGAGCCTATTATGAATACCCATAGGTTAGTTATTGATGATAAGCTTATCAAAGATGACTTCCAGTTAGACCCTGACCACCAGTTATTTAGACAAATGACTAGGATAACAAGGGATAAAGGTGCACTAAGGCATGATGACCAAATAGACGCCTTAGCTATTGCAGCTAACTACTGGGTAGAAGTAATGGATAGAGACCAAACATTGTCTTATAACCAACATAAAGAAGAAATGTTACAGGAAGATTTAGATAAGTTTATGGAACAAGCCATAGGCAGAGAGCCAAAAGGAGATAGCTGGATATGAGCGACTGGATATACTCAGATAGAGAGTGGGAAGATGTTAAAGACCGTGTAGGTCATATTGAATCTTCTAACAAATATGACATACGAGGTGGTTACAATAATGCTTATATTGGACGCTATCAACTTGGTAAACAAACTATTAAAGAAGCTTCTAAATCATTAGGAATAATCATTCCTGAGGATAAAGATTTAATGAATAACCCTGATTTACAAGACAGAATGTGGAAAAGTTACTTAGGTGGAGCTCATAACTGGCTTAAGAATAACAGTAACGTCTATCGTAATATGGATGAATCTGAACAAAAAAGAATGTTACCTATGGCTCAGTTTGGGGCTGGTAATGTTAAGAAGCTGTTAGATGACAATATCATGTTTAAAGACGCAAATGGCACACCTATTACTAAATATAGGGACGCATTTAAAGGATACCAATGGGATAGTGACATGACTGATGTTATTTTATTAGACCCAATAACAGTAACCCCATTAAACACAGAATAGGTCGTCAAAGGTTTTTCTTCATTTTTCCTTTGGCGGCTCTTGTCCTTGTCTGTAAATATCTAGACAAAGGGTAGACAGAAACTTAAAGTACCCATATAAGATAAAACCCCTGTGCACCCCTAGCTATATATAGACAAGCTATCCTTCCTTATTACTTATTAATTATGATACTAATAGAAGTACTACTCATAGTTATTACTGGAGTCTTACTCCTTAATAGCCACTATATAAGAACCTATTGGTTGAAGCCTGAGATATCCATAGGGGAGTTTATTCTTATAGCTGTGTTAACAGCTGTTGTTTTGTCGAATATTTGGTAAAAAAATATGAAGAGGTTATCGTACATGAGGCTTCGCCTCTTCCCCCGTCGGTTACTATATTATTGTCGCTGTGGGCTTTGGTCAAACTTAAGGTTTGCTCGGCGTGGTACATATAAGAGGGCTCTTTTGGTTTCCTAAGGCTCGCCGTTTTTATTTCGTTTGTTTGAGTGCTCGGGTCTATTTTTTTATTGAATAGCTAATGAATCAGCCATATGTAAATTAATTTAACTATTATGTAATTATTTTGTTGACATGGTATAAACATTGGTGGTAGAGTGTACTCAAGCTAGGGGAACGAGAAATCCTAGCCACTGACCTAGCAGTATAAATTCTGGGATGAGGCGAGGGGCTCTGAGATAAAAGTCGCCGTACGGGGTCAGGAAGCGTAGCAAATGCTAAGAGCCGAAAGGTGGCTAGACTGACTAAAACTGACTTGAGGCTGTGCTATTTATGAGGTAGCAAGCGGTAAGAAAATTATCGGGGATATAGAAACCCAATCATTTATATGAAATCTAATCAGCAGTGCAAATGAAATTATGAGAAAGATACAGGTGCTGGATAGGTAACGGGTAACGTAATAACCGACGGTGGACGGACGCAACAGACAAGCGTGAAAGCGTGGACAGTCAGTGTTGTCGTACGGCATTGGTAGCCGTGCCTGAATGAGTAACCAACGAAACAACAACAACAATGTGAGGAAATTATGAAAGAAATGTATATAACACATAAAGGAAAATGCACAAATAAATCTAACCTTAGATTGCTAGAAGCTAACAACATAACCGTTCTTATGTCTTATGCTACAGCAGTAGCGTTTAAAGATGACAATGAGAATGCTAGGTGCAATGAGTGGTTTTTTACTAGCCATAAATACAGCCCTACAACCAGCAAGCAAATAACATGCTTTTTAAATGCGTACGCTGGCGGGCGTGCGGGCGGGCATGAAGTGTCGCAGTCTCATATTGACAACGCATATACAAACATGGCGGACAACGGAAACCATGTATTAATATCGAGAGGTAGTAGATAATGAATAGACAGATACAACGTGCTATGGACAGTGATGAGGCTTACTCTCAAAAAGTAGAAGCTAACGAAGATTATGCAAAAGCTGAATTACGAGCAAAGCATATTACAAGGCTTCAATACATTATGATAATGCGAGATATAGAGCGGGGAATATTGCCTTATATCGACTAGTTACACTGATGAGACTTCAATAGTCGAAACGCTGACGCCTCTAGATAGCTAGGGGCGTTACATGGTCTAGGCGTCTGTAACATTTAATAATTAACAATGCGAGGTAAAAATGATAGCAACAATATTAACAGCAATAATATCTATTTTAGTGCTAGCCGTGTGGCTCGGCTGTATATGGGTAGATGTAATTAAAGGGGGTAAAAAATGCAAGTAATAAAATTATACTTACCAATGAAAGACAATAACGGGAATGACTTAATGCACATCCACAAAGGTTTCATTGATAAAATAGCTTTACACAATGTAAGCCGTATTAAAGACAATAGAGAGTCTGAGATAACTGGCTTTACTAGATACCAAGCTCAGGGCTTCTGGTTTGGTTGGAGTCTGGAATCAGACAGTCATAAGGTTTTCAATGATGATATCTTAGTATATGAGTTTCATGTATCAAATAAAAACGTGGGGCTTGCATACACACTTTTACAGCGTCATGCCGTTATCTTATGCCGTAGGATGAAACAGGAATGTATCTACTTACAGCTTAACAATGATACTGAGTTAGTGAGGTAAATGATGACTGAAGAAACAATTATAACAATAATGGGTCACGTCGATAATGTGTTGCTGGCTGTGGGTATCTATTACTCACTAGCTAGCATTGAGCACTACATGGACGCCTATTTTACAAACTACAAAGCGTCGCCTCAAGTGTTAGCGTGTGTCTCAGGATGTCTAGCTAACACCATTAGTGACGGCGTGGGCTTCCTAGTTACTGGTAGCTGGGAATGGGCTTTGTGGGTCATGCTGGGCTGTCTATCAGGTATGCTAGTTATTCCAGTGCTAGAGTATATTAACAATAAAAAAGTGAGGTAAATTATGAGTGGATGTGTAGGTGAATGGCAGTGTACTGAGTGCGGTGCTGACGGCTATCACGAATCATTCAGTGATGACGAGATAGGGCATATTGATACCTGTAATAAGTGCGGGTATGTAGATGTATATAGGGAAGACGCCGAGAGCGGTGAGGTCATAGAAGAGTACACAGGCTATGACCATGACTACAGTACTACTGACGAGGATTGAATATCCGAAAAGCCGTGA